AAGAACTAACAGCGAACGGCAAGAAACCTGTTCTATTTGCATTAACCGATGATGGATACAAAGCATTGGGTATGAACTATGCAGATTTAAGAGAACATATAATTGCTCAACACGAAATCATTATCACCTACAAGGACTATTACGAACCTGAAAAGGAATAATAGTGTCAGATCAATTACAAAAACTAGTACAAGATGTTGCTGTTCTTAAAGAACAGAATCAGACTTCAGAAACTATACACGGTCGCCTAGATAGTGCCATAGACAAACTTACAGATATTCAATCTGGCGTTAAGTCTATGCTAGCGGTACACGAAGAAAGATTGGTTCGTGCTGAAGAATCAGACGCTGAATTGACAGACATAATGGAACAAAGAAATCGTCTTTGGCAAGAGGATCTTAAAGAACTACACGGTAGAATTACAAGTACCAGTAGAGACTTTGTTGAGATAAATAACGAACACGAAAAAGTTGTAATCAAAAAAGTAGATGATATGCAACAATATTTTATACTAGAGGCACAAAAATTTGACAAAAGGTTGAGTGAATTAGAACGCTGGAAGTGGATCGTTATTGGTATTTCCGTTGCTGTAGGAATAAGTGTAAGTCCTGTCTCAAATGTTCTAACAAACTTGATGTAATAGGGGGCTTGACTTTACCTTCAAAGTATGTTATAATATAGATATTAAAAACAAAGATAGAAAACTTTAGGATAGAAATCTTAAAAAGTATATCGAATTGGCAGAAGCCGAAAGGAGAAATCATTTATGATTACTCAAAATCTAGACATTGAAAAGTCTTTAAAACAAAGTCCTCCCATCTATTCTGATGGTGTAATTTTCAAAAAACGAATAAGAACACAAAGAAAAAACTGCACTTGGCCCATAACACAAGAGTTTAGGGTTCAGGGAAAAGATAAAGATAATGTAAGTGAATTAGAAGAATCTTACACAACATATAATCTTATCTATTCAGAACCTGTACAAGTTGTGATGGTTGACCCTGAAAACAAAGATAGGTTTGTGGGTATTGCAGGATCTCATAGAGATAGAGCACAACATAACTTAGGTTGGGAATACGCAATCTATGATGTTGTTGAATTCGAAACCCCTTTAGCAAGATTAACTTTTGGGTTTACTTCAAATCATCACAAACCAGCACAAAGACTTACAAAGTTTGACATTCATAAAGGTATAACTAATGCGATTAAGACAGGAGTAATAACTAATGAAGATAAGTCAGTAAAGTCTTTTATTGATAAAATAGCACCATCATCAGATCGTTCTAAAGAAACACTTTTTAACACATATAGACAAACTCACTCTAAATTTGAAAACTTAGAGGCATTTGGTGCTAAAGAAGCAAACAATAAAGCAAAAGAACTTGGTCTACCGTATAAGGGTGCTGAAAATTACCCAAATACAGGTGAGTATGGTTACATTAAAGAACCCGGTGGTTTTCAAACAGTACTATATGGGGGATTAAAACTGTGGTTAGAACACGGAGAAGATATACAACTTACTGGTTATATCACAAATCCTGATCCTACTACTCTCGTTAGAAGAAGAAAAACTGAACAGAAAGCTTTTGATGAAATGAATGAATTATGTTATCAAATTGCTTCTAAAATGACGGGCATGGATACAGATGAAGTGAAAAAACTAGGTAGAGCACCATTTAAGTATAATGGATTTTTACCACAAGTTATTTCTGCTGATCCTGGTAAAGGCGGGTTACCTGTTGAAACTGAACTAGTTGACGCAGATGGCAACCCTTTCAAAAAATAATCTAAGTAAAGAGAGACTTTGCTTGACAAGGTCTCTCGATTATGTTATAATACTAGTATGTCATCATACATAGATACAAAATTCTTAAACTTACTTTCAAACAGACTTACAAATTTCAAACAAAAGAAACCTGGTCTTTGGAACTTTAGATGTCCACATTGTGGTGATAGTCAAAAGTCTAAGAGTAAGTCTCGTGGTTTTGTGTATGAGAAAAAGAATAATTTATTCTTCAAATGCCATAACTGCGGTATGGGACAATCACTAGGTAACTTCATCAAACATCTAGACGGCACTTTACATAAAGAATATGTACTAGAGAGATATAAAGATAGTAAACCTATTGCTGTTCCTGATTTCAAACAGAAACCTATAAAATTTGAAGAGAATAGTGCTTTAAAGAAACTCAAGCGCTATGATAGACTTGATAAAAGTCACCCAGCATACGAGTTCATCACTAGAAGAAAGATACCTGAAGAACATTTAGATAAGTTTTTCTTTTGCCCTAAGTTTTACAAGTGGGTTAATAGTATTATACCTAACAAACTACCTACTAAAAACGACCACCCTAGAGTTATTATACCTTTCTATGATAGAAGTGGTAAATTCTTTGCATTTCAAGGTCGTGCTTTCGGTCAAGAGCAACCTAAGTATATAACCATCAAACTAGATGATAGTAAAGAGAAGATTTACGGTCTAGATAGACTTGATTTAAACAAACCTGTTAACATTGTTGAGGGTCCTATTGATAGTTTATTTCTAGATAACTGTATTGCTATGGCAGGTGCTGATGTTTCACTTAAAATACCCTCTGACCAATGCACAATGATATTTGATAACGAACCTCGCAACGAGCAAATCGTTAATCGAATGATAGACGCTGTACACAAAAATTATAAAGTTGTAATATTTCCTGAATCATTGAAATATAAAGATATTAATGACATGGTTATACACAAAAACGAACTTGGCGATGTTTCGAAACTTATATATAATAACAGGCAAAACGGACTCGCTGCCCTACAATCAATCAACAAATGGAAAAGGATATAACTCTATGTCAAATACTCTGCCTACGAGCTACCAACAATACATACACAAATCAAGATACGCTAGATTTCTAGACGGAGAAAAAAGAAGAGAAAGTTGGTCTGAAACTGTTAGCAGATACTTCGACTTTATGGAGAAACACCTTAAAGAAAAACATAATCACAAAATCCCAAATAGAGAAGAGTTAGAAAGTGAAGTACTAAATCTAGGTGTAATGCCTTCTATGAGGGCATTGATGACGGCAGGACCTGCCTTAGACCGAGATCATACTGCTGGTTATAATTGTAGTTATATTCCTATTGATAGTACAAGATCCTTTGACGAAGTGATGTATATACTACTATGTGGTACTGGTGTAGGATTTTCAGTAGAACGAAAAAGTGTAGAGAAACTTCCTACAATCGCCGAAAGTATCGAACAAACTGATACAGTAATTGTAGTAGAAGATAGTAAATCAGGATGGGCAAAATCTTATAAAGAATTGATTGCTATGTTGTACTCTGGTCAGATACCTAAGATTGATGTATCTAAAGTAAGACCTGCAGGTGCAAGACTTAAAACATTTGGTGGTCGTGCTTCTGGTCCTCAACCATTAGTTAATCTATTTGACTTCACAATCAACACATTTAAAAATGCTGTAGGTAGAAGATTAGATTGTTTAGAAGCACACGATATAGTGTGTAAGATCGGTGAAGTAGTTGTGGTTGGTGGGGTTCGTAGATCAGCATTAATCTCACTAAGTAATATTCAAGATGACGGTGTTCGTAAAGCAAAAATGGGAAACTGGTGGCAGAATAACCCACAAAGAGCATTAGCAAATAACTCTGCTTGTTATACGAGAACACCTGATATCGGATTGTTTATGCACGAATGGAAAGCATTATTCGATTCTAAATCAGGCGAGAGAGGTATCTTTAATCGTGAAGCGGCGAAGAAGAAAGTTGCTGAAAATGGTCGTAGAGATCCTGAACACGATTTCGGTACTAATCCTTGTTCAGAAATCATATTAAGACCATATCAATTCTGTAATCTAACTGAAGTTGTTATTCGTGCCACAGATGGTGAAGATGATCTGAAAAGAAAAGTTAGAATTGCTGCTACATTAGGCACATATCAATCTACATTAATTGATATCAAATATCTAAGAAAGATATGGAGACAGAATACTGAAGAAGAGAGATTACTCGGTGTATCGCTCACAGGTATTATGGATAACAAACTTACTATTCAAGCAGACGAAGAACTGTTAAGATCAATGAGAGAAGTTTCAGTTGTAACCAATAAAGACCTTGCTAAGAAACTTAAAATACCTCAATCTACTGCCACTACTTGTATCAAACCTTCTGGTACAGTCAGTCAGTTAGTTGATAGTGCTTCAGGCATTCATACAAGACATTCTGAATACTATGTAAGAACTGTACGAGGTGATAACAAAGATCCTCTAACTAACATGATGAAAGATCAAGGCATACCGAGTGAACCTGATATGATGAATCCTACTTCAGTTAGTGTATTCTCATTCCCTACTGCTTCACCTAAAGGTGCGGTAACACGAAATGAGTACAATGCTATTGAACAGTTAGAAACTTGGTTGAAGTATCAAAGGTACTGGTGTGAACATAAACCATCTTGTACTGTATCAGTAAGAGATTCAGAATGGATGGAAGTTGGTGCGTGGGTGTACAAACATTTTGACGAAGTATCTGGTGTGAGTTTCTTACCACATTCTGACCATACATATCAACAAGCACCATATCAAGACATTGATAAAGATAAATTTGATGAACTTAAAAAGTTAATGCCTAAGACTGTTAACTTTGAAGAGTTGCAGCAATATGAAAGTGAAGATAACACAACAGGTAGTCAAGAACTTGCTTGTGTTGCCGGCGCTTGTGAGATTGTAGATATCACTACGGTAACCGATGCTGCCGCAAATGCTTAAATGCGATAACTGTTCGGCAGAGTACGAACTAAAACACGATATGGATAAGGAACATTATCTTCCTGTATATTGTCCATTTTGTGGTTGGGAACGAGAAGAATCCGAAGAGGAATATCTAGACGATATTTCTTTTCACGACTCAGATGATTAAATCAGTTGGTATTGACTATTCATTATCTTGTCCTGCTATCTGTGTTGAAACAGAAAACGCTGAAGATTTTTACTATCTAACTGATAGAAAGAAATACGAAGGCACATTCAGACCAAATATAACAGGTACTCTACATAAAGGGTACCTGTCTGCTCAGGAACGATATGAAAATATTGCTGATTGGGTAATAGATACCATACATTCTTACTATCCTAAATCTATTGCTAAGATAAACTACCCAATAATCAATCTAGAAGATTACTCATTCGCCAGTAAAGGCAAGACCTTTCATATTGCCGAGAATATGGGTATGCTCAAGTACAAATTCTATAAGTTAAATATACCATTTCATCTCATAGCACCTTCGAGTGTTAAGAAATATGCTACTGGCAAAGGTAATGCCAATAAAGAGAAGATGGTTGACGCCTTCAAAGACACCACAGGTGTCGATCTACTATCTGAACTCGATTCGGGGTATAATTCACCTTGTTCAGATATCGCTGATTCGTATTTTATATGCAAATTTAGACAAGAATC